CTTGACAATCAAGGTAATTGGATTAAGAAGATAGTATGACCTCAAATACATTAAAAAAGACCCTTTTAAAGAGCCATAGAGCCACGCAGAGTGATAGTTCTGCATTTTCCGATCAGGTATCAGGGAATCACTATAAGACCCTTAAAATTCAACCTTTAGAGTATTGTATGGCTAATGGCCTCAATGCTTGTCAAACTCATGTTATTAAATATGTTTCTAGGTATGACAGAAAATGGAAAGATAAAAAAGATCAGATTAAAGATTTAAAAAAAGCAAAGCATGTAATTGATATGCAAATAGAATTATTGGAGAAAGAATAAAATGTGGTTGAATTTATTATCGCTAGGTGTAAAGACAGGAGCGAAGCTATATCAAAACAAACAACGAACTAAACAATTACTTTCTGATGCACAAATGCTTCATGCAGAGAAAATGAGTAAAGGCGAAATTGAATATAAAGCGAAAATTATTGAGAGTAATGATAATGGCTACAAAGATGAATTTGTCCTTATACTTATTTCCATTCCTATTCTTATATTGGGTTATTCTATTTTCACTGACGATTTGGAAATTCGTAATAAACTAGATTTATTTTTTGAGTATTTTAATCAGCTACCTTATTGGTATCAAGCTATTTTTATTGGTGTAGTATCTGCAATTTATGGACTTAAAGGTGCTGACATTATGCGTAAGAAATAGTAAAATGTCTTAATGGACATAGATTTTAAAATTATAGAAGCAGAATTTCAAATAGAATCAAAATTCAATCCTTATGGCCATTTTGTTGCTTTAAGATTTATAGATGTAGTGCCATCTAAACCTAAACTATGGCAAGCTATTGAAGATTTAACTAAACATCAAGATGTAGAATTAATAGATTGGAATTATAAAGAAATTAAGATTACTTCTAAAACTAATTTAAAACATTTTGATATAACTAGAAATTAGGGCAGTTCCAAACCAGATTAAGAAACCACCCTAACCAAATTATTAACTCTCGCTAATAACTCTATTTACTAACTGATAAATAAAGGAGCAATCCAATTTTCGTTAGTAAAATTCATTTATCCTCTAGTCAGCTTTTCAGTTGCTAGATTATTAATAGATTGTTGCTTTAAGTTTTCACAATAAGAATGAGCCAATTTAGATTGTATTTTATAATATAAATATGCTTTGTGAGATTTTAAAAAATCAACTTTAACATCTTTATATCTCTTATCATTACTTGCTTTAACTTTTGCTAAAGATACAGATATTTTTTCATTATCCATTCTTTCGCTAACAACAAAATCAAAAACTTCTTGTACCTGATCTTTAAAATTATGATAATCAATTTCAGCATCAGCAAAAAATCTATCTACTTTATCTAAATATATTAATATCTGATCAGGGTTAAAAGTTTTCGGTCTTAACTCTATGTATTTCGGTTGATTAGACATTAACCTAATTCTTGTTCATACATATCTGGGTTAAAGTCAGTTCGGTTTTCTTTAGCCCAATCTATTTCCTCTTTAGGACTATCAGGCAACTTATCATCAGTAAGCTGAATACCTTGCTTTGCTTGTTGATAGCTTTGTTGTTGCATAGTAGGTTGAGGTTGAGGAGTATAACTTTGTTTATTAAAATTATTATTTCCACCAAATGGCTTAACCATGAAATAGGTTATTTCTAACTCTAATCCATCTCCATATTTAGTTTGTTCTCCTTGTTGTATCTTACTACCCCACTTTAAAAGATGTCCTGATCGAACATACTCTTGAACTTGTGGTGTATTTAACCATATATTTATATCTTTTAGATCGTACATATTTTTAGTTAAAGTACATTTAAATTTAGCCTTATTAGATGAAGCTGTGTACTCCATTTTTGGGGCTTTATTTCCTGTGCTATACATCTTTAATGTTAAACCACAGAATGGTAGTTGTCCTTGTTGTGTTTGTGTCATGTTTATCCTTATTGTTTCTTTTTTTGTTTTTGTTTATTTACTAATTTCTTCCAATCACTTAATTGTTTAGCATAATCATTTTCAAACTCTAATAATTGTTTACACAATTTAAAAGCTTTTAAATAATCATTCTTAACTTTAATTTTTCTAAAGTTAATTGGAAGACCTTTATCTTTAGGAATATTTATTAATCCTAAAAATTCTATTTTATAATCTGTACTATCCATTATCATTTTTCGATAAGCAGATATTTGAACAGGATAGTTAGAATAATCAATAGACTTTGATGTTTTAAAATCAATTAATCCTAACTTACCATTCATTTTACAAATTAAATCTACTGTTCCACATGTATCTAATTCTTGCGAATAATATGTTTTTTCAGTTTCTACAACTTCTATATTCATATTATCCCACCATTCTGTAAATTTAGGGAACATAGTTTTTAATGGTTCAGAGGTAGGTGCTACAGGATTTTTACCTAAAATATAATCTTCACAAAGTGTGTGCATCATTGTTCCTATATTTGCATCTTTAATAGAAAGTTCTGCTACTTTTATTTTAAGTTTAGAAATGTAAGCTTCTATCTCATCAATAGGTTTTTTATCTTCTTGCATTTGCCATCTTAAAGCTTCTAATGGAAGTTTTTTTGCCCAACCTACAATTCCAGCTTTTCCAAATCTAGGGTCAATTACAGATGTGCAACCTGTCTTAACTTCACCATTAACTTTATATCTATATTTTTTTTCATTAGGGTTAAACTCTATTTCGTTACCATGTTTATCTATACTTATTTTTGTTGACATTTTTTTTCCTTTTCTAGTTTAATCGCTCAAATAATTGCGTTATGTCGTATTTATAATACTTACTTAATGCAAATAATTTAGCTGTTGTAGTTGTTATACCTTTTTCAAATTTATATAAACTATAAATTGTCTTAAAGTATATTTTATTATCTTGTACTACTGCTTCTGCAGTAATATCCTTTTTAAGTCTAATATGCTTAAATTTTAGACCTATTATTTGATCTAGAAGCTTTTGATTAGGTTTTTTCTTAAAATCCTCAACCATGCCTTTAATCATATAATCTGTTTTTATTTGTTTATTCATATTCTCTTTCTAGTTTAATACAGAATGTCCTCTGTTAATTAGACATTTTCTATAAATAGATTCATTTTGAGTTGTAGCAGTAGGACTTGTAATCCAAAAATCTAAACTACCCCAGAATGTTGTATTACTATCTGCAACCATTTTACAATGTTGCAAATCGTTTGTTATTTCTTCTGCTTTAGATTTATCAAAAGTTCCACTTCTTCCAGCAGTATCAATTACAGGTTTATACGCACAAGCTTGTACGAATATAATTAAGCATAGCCATTTTTTCATATTTTTTCCTTTCTAGTTTTAACTTCCTTTTATATTCTTTTAATGTAGTTGCTTGAATCTTATCCATTAATTCATAAACTTCTACAAAAAATGGGTTATTATCTCCAAATGTCCATCTTCTCTTTAAAGATATTTTATTTATAAATTTAAGCCTTTGTTCCTTTAACGACATTATGATCTCCTTTCTCTGCATTTTCTTTATCTAATAAAACTAATTCTTTTTCTATTTGATTTATTAACTTATCCAAATCTGATTTTAAATCATGATAAGTGACTAATCTTTCAATTAATCTTACCTTTTTAAATGAATAATTTATTTCTTTATCTAAACTCATATTATTACTCCTATTATAAAACCAACTACAAAACATAACCATTCTCGTCTATAATGTAGTTCTATTGCTTTCCAATCGCTTTTAGTTTTGCCGAATATAAGCATTATTTTTTCTCCTTTAAGTTAAGCGAAAATGTTTTATCTTCAAACAAATCCGATTTTATTATTTGGCCTTTAGAGAACCAAATTCTAGTTGTTAAACCATAAATACTCTCATCATATAAATCCCATGTATTATTAAAGAGTTCTGGTTTAAGGCTCAAAAGATAATCTGAAAATTCTTCAACTGATTTAAATTCTTTAGTTATCTTTGTAGCTTTGTTAATTATATTAACTTCTTTAGGTATGTTGTGTTCGCATATATCCATTATATTCTCCTTTAGTTAAGGGTGGCTTTTACACCACCCTGATTTAATTTAGTCAGCTCTTGATGTCATGTAAGATTTAAAACCAGCATCTCTAAAAATTTTAGCGTATGCTGATGCACCTTGTTCTTTACAATCCATTGACTGCCCATTGTGTTTAGATGGATTGTTTAAGTAAAGACCTTTAGGATAATGTTTTCTAAATCCTAAATCTTTTAATTGTTTTCCGATTTTAGAATTTGATCTAATATCGTAAATAACAACTCCAGCAAATCCACAATACATAGGTTCGCCATATTTATTTCCACCTGTGTTTTTATTCCAATCTTCTAAAAATTTTTCTAATGCTTTTTTAGAAGCTTCTAGACCTTTTAAATGTAAATCTAAAATATCCATTATTTACTCTCCTTTCTAAACTCTATTTGTGATTCGTGAAATACAGGGTATGATCTAAATTCGTTTTCTTTACCCTCTGATACCATTCTAGAAAGTTTGCAAACTGCTTTAGAACCTTTAATAACTTTTGCTTTAAGTTTTCTAGCTTGATTAAAAGTACAGAAACCACCTTTAAGATTAGTAGCTTCTAATTTTTCAAGATTTTTTCCTGAAAAAGTTTGTTTAGTATATATATTATAGTACATGTTTTTTTCTCCTTATTAGTTATTCACTAATTAATCATGATTTTCAGATATAAGTAAATAGTTAATAAAGCCTATGTAATAACACTTTTAGCGTGTTATTTATTAATAAAGCAAAAATATTAATAAAAAGTAAATTAATTTGTATATACTTACACTAGAGTTTAAATAGATTGCAGATAATGATTAAATCGGATA